AATCTAACTACCTCATGGTGCTGGGTAAAAGGGCCAATCCGATTTCGGTGTAATCATGAGTACAACTTACGATAATAAGGTTAGTCTGGTGGGTTCCGCTAAGCCCGCTCAGACCGGATTAAACATTAGCAAAACCAATTCTAAAAAGGGATCTGAGAAGGTTATACTTCCTCCTCGAAATTTACAGAAAGCCAATTTCTTACTTAAGAAAGAAGCCAGTGGTTCGGCTAGCGATTCTCCGTCTAATGTTAAAGTTTTGCGTAAAACTTTACCTAAAAAGCACTATTCTAAGAAGAAACCCTCAAAGTTTCATTTTAGGACAGAGCAATGTAGTAAAGAACGTGAAAAGTCCAAAGATAAGCACCGTTCTAAGAACAGGAAACGGAAGAGTCCTGAAGCTTATGTTTATGAGTCTCAGGGTTTGTTTGAATCTATTAATGTTCTTGGTAGTGTTTCCAATGCCGCTCAAAATGTGGCGTCTATCGACGCAGATGCAATTAATGAATTAATTGCTGATTTTGGTGGTAGTATTGAAGGATTTGGAGCTGTTGTAGAAGGTCTTAAAACAATCTTTTCTCCAGAATCCATTGAGAAGATACAAGCAACTGTTCAGTCAACTTCGGACACTGCAGATGCTGTTCACGGTATGTGTACGGCTTCTTCTAGTGCTGTTGAAGCCTTTATAAAATACGGTCGTCGTACCGTATTTTTTGGGGCTGTGTCTGTAGCATTAGCTTTTGGTTACAGAGGGTATCGTAGTAGACAAAGACGAGATTATATTGTCTGTTTGGGGTGCTTAGGCTTAGCTTATGTTGCTAAACCTCCTGAGTATCCTGGAGTTAATTTGTTTTCTGCAATGATGTGGTTAGTAAATCAGGTTCGTCCCGCTAAAAAAGAACCTGAGTTTATTAGTCAGTCGTTATCGCATGATTCATTTATGGCTCTTGTTAAGAGTATAATTTTGGGTTTGTTTGCTCACAAGTTGTCTACTGATAGTAGTAGAAAAGGAGTAGTCCAATTGATCAACGATTTTCTAGACGGAGCAGGTCGTAAGACTGAAGCTTTGTCGGATTATCTGTACACATTTTTTGATTTGTGTCAGAAAATTTTGAATTTCATTATGACTAAATGTGGCTATTCGAATTTTATTACTGTTATAGGATCCACGATGCCTGAAATTGATTCGTTGATTGCCGAAGTTTCTTCTATGGCTACTGCCATGGATTTGGGAACTCTTTCAGCTAATCAAGAGAATTTTGATGCTCTTATGGCTTTAGAGCAACAACACAATAAAATTCTCAAAAAGTTGCCTATCTCTAGAGAAGGAGTGAAAATTAGAGTAATTTTAGGGAATGTTTTAGCTTCCATTAATAAAATGAGAACCTATTTTAGGATTCGTTCTCCTGCTAGTAATGGAGCTAGGCAAGTACCTACGACTGTTCTTCTTAATGGAACTCCTGGAGCTGGAAAATCGGAAGCGTTGCAGATGTTGACGACAGCTTTATGTGCGAGAACTTTACCTGCCCGTTTTAGGGAAGAGTATTCTCGCCATCCGATGTCGTTTATGTATGTGCGAAATCCTGCTCAAGTTTATTGGGATGATTTTAATTCCAATAAGTGGGTTTGTATTTTCGATGATTTTGCTCAAACTAGAGATGTTGTTGGTGACAAAGATAATGAATGGGTAGAGCTCATTCGTTGTTGCAATCCTACTCCTTTCGCAGTTCATATGGCATCGCTTGAAGAAAAAGCTGGCAGTTATTTTAAGTGTCCGTTTCTTTTGGCGTCGTCGAATATGACGGGAAAATTCAATGTTGAGAGTATTAATAGCTCTGACGCCGTATATAGGCGTTTTGATTTTGCTTTCACGGTTGTTCCAAAAGATGAGTATTCCTATTGGAAAGAATCGGATGATGGAAGAGCTGGTTTCAAGGCGTTTGACGTCAAGAAACTTCAATATTCTGAAACTGGAGTTCCTATTATAGATGAACATGCATTTGAATTCCACAAATTTTGTTTAGGCGGTTATGGTACTGGTGCTGGAGAAATTTGGTCGTTTGATCAAGTTGTTAATGCACTGGTAATGAAGTATGACGAAAAACGTTTAGTTTTTGATCAGATTATGCTTGACAAACAACGCCTTTATAACAAGTGGTCGGAAAATAGTGCTCCTTTAGATCAACCTTGTGAATTTGTTTCACAAATGGATGATGACACTGAGAGTATTCCGGAGAGTATTGTTCCTGAAGTTCTGGACGATCATGTTAGAACACAGCATGAGTTTCTTTTATTTAGTTCTAGGTATTATCCCTATGAATTTAAATATTTGCATGCTGAGAGTGAGAAAAGAATTGAAGATTACTCTCAAAAGTTGAAAGAAAATACAGCTTTAGCTACTTCCACCAGAATTTTTACGAACACGACAGCTATGCTGAGTACCCTTAGTAAATTGCATATTACTGACAGTGTCTTTCTGTCAATAGAGCAAATAGACTATATAGCTTGGAAGATGTGTCCCGATATATCCTTTTGGGATGCTATGACTCAAACTGACTTCCAAACTAATCCAGTTATTTTGTTGCGTCTAATGCAGTTAGATTGCGATGAAATGTCTAGGGTTTTGAATGCTAGAGTAGTTTATGGAACTGTTCCGATGAAGATTTTAAGAGCCTTTTCAGACTTTAAGGAGTCTGTTCAAAGTAAGCTTAGTGCTTACAAAGAAGCTAATGGTTTTAATTGGTTGCAAATGTTGTTGGACATTGTGCAACATCCAATAGTTAGAGGTGTCTTGACATTCTTTATAACTAGGGGTATCCTTAGATGGATGTTTACTCCTTCCTCGACTTCTGATGAAGAAATAGAAGAAGAGGAAGAGGAGATTGAGCCTGGTCTATCAGAATCAGCTCATGTTGACGGTAGAGTTCCCAAAAGTAAGAGCAAAACTCCTACAATTAATAAGGATCATCTTGAGAAAATGCTAACCAAAGTTAGTCTTTTCCGTAATCAAATGGATGGTGAAAATATGTCCATGACACATGATGAACAGATAATTCGTCATATAGTGTTAAACAACTGTTATGAATTTAACATTGAAAAAAAAGATGGTTCCTTCTTGAGATCTGGGTATGCTATTTTTGTTCAAGGGAGAGTTTTTATGTCTCCCTGTCATTATCCTCGCACATTTGCTGGAAGAATTGTTAATGATCCTTCTTTTATTAAACGGAAGATTCGTTTAGTGCGTGCGTCGTCTAGACGACGAGGTGAAAGTCTGTTCTTTGAGTTTCCTGTTTCCAAGTTTTTGGAAAATGGAATTTACTTGGAAGAAGAGTCACCTAATAATGATGTTTACTTTTGTGCTTTGCCTCGAGAATATCCTTGTCATAAGAGCATAGTAAAGCATCTCGTTCCTGAGAAGCTTTATGTTCCTGCTCGAGATTGGAAGGTGAAATTAGTTAGGCCAACCGCTGATGGGATTGATGCTTTAAATGGAAGAGCTACAACTCTGGATTTTGAAGTACATTCAATGAATGAAGAAAATAATGATGCCACTATTCTTACCAAAGGATGGAGGTATTATTGTGCTACCAAAAATGGAGATTGTGGGGCACCTGTCTTTGTTACCGATAACAGAGATGGAGATGGTACCCTTCTTGGATTTCATGTTTCTGGAGGAACTTATGAACCCAGCGGCATTTGCAATTTTGTCTCTCGAGAAATAGTTGTCAAAGCTCTATCTAGAGTTCCTGACGAATATAAAATTCTTGAAGACATGAAACTTCTGCCTGCTTACTCCAATCAAATGGAGAGTGAGCAATTTGATGCTGGTCCTTCGGCACCATTTTTGCCCAGTCGATTTAATCCTATTTTGGAGCTTAAAAATGCTCCAACTAAAAGAGTTCATACTGCTATAGCTAGATCTAGACTATGGGGAACTTGGGGGCCTCCTTTGACGGCTCCTGCTATGCTTAATCCTACTTTGGATGAGCATAATCAAATAGTGAATCCCTATAGCAATGCTTTGAGTAAGTATTGTACTCCGTGGGTTAATTTTGACATGGACCTTGTGCGATCTTGCGCTCGGTCTTATATGGAATTTATATTTTCTCGTGCCAATTATGGTGTCGAGAAAAGACTCTATACTTCTACTGAAGCTATCTTGGGAACTGATGATCCTGACTTTGGCAGTATTGCCAGAAATACTAGTCCTGGGTTCCCAATTGTAGGTAATCCTATATTTAGTGGAAAGAAGAAATTTGGGCTTCTGGGTTCAGATATGACCTATGATCTTGAGACTCCAGAACTTAAGAAAGTTCTTGAACGTGTTGACCAGGTAGAGATTTCAGCTAAACAATGCATCCGAGAGTTGCATGTGTTTACTGATAACTTGAAAGATGAAAGGCGTCCTTTAGAAAAAGTTCGCCTTGGCAAGACTCGACTCTTTAGTGGCTGTCCTTTTGATTACCATATTTTGGTTAGGCGTTATTTTGGCGCTTTTACCTTGTGGTATCATAAGAATCGAGTGGCTAATGGCTCTGCCTTAGGAGTAAACCCCTATGGTGAAGAGTGGCATGATATGGCTCTCAGGCTGAGAGCGTACGGACATTATAGTGCTTCGTATGGTTCTGGTGATTACTCTGGATTTGATGGTAGCGCTAAGGCGCCTGTTCAGTGGGCTATCTTAGATATTATTAACTCTTGGTATGATGATGGACCTGAGAATGCTTTAGTTCGTATGGTTTTATGGCTTGAGTTGGTTAATAGTCGGCATGTTCGAGAGAATCTAATTTATGGGTGGAGTGCTTCTCTTCCCAGTGGGCATCCTTTAACCTCAATTGTAAATACAATGTATAATTTAATTGTTATGCGAATGGTTTGGTGCTCATTATTAGAGTCTCATGAATATCCTGTGTTACATGAATTTGAGAAAAATGTTTGTATCTTTTGTCTGGGAGACGATAATCTCTTTGCGGTTACGCGACCGTATCGTTTGTTATTTAACGAAGCTAATATCTCTGTTAAAATGAGAGACTTTGGCTTAGTTTATACTAACGAGCAGAAGAAGGGTGTAAATAGTGCGCTTAGAGAGTTTGAAGAAGTTAGTTTCTTGAAGCGTAAGTTTCGGTATAATGAAGACGTGTGTAAATACGTAGCCCCTTTGGATATCAATGTGATATTTGAAATTCCTTATTGGACTAAGAATATACCTAATCTGAAAGAAACTATTGAAAGAGATAATCTTCAAGTTGCCTGTGACGAGTTGTCACTCCATGGCAGGGATACTTTCGATAACTGCTGTGGTGGTCTTTTGTATTGCGCAAAGACCACAATGGACTATGTTCCTCCACGGTTTACCTATGATTCGTGTTTTGAGTTCATCACGAATCGGGAAACCGAGTACTAGAAGAGCATCGCCTGGAGAAGGCGTTAAATTCTCCCCTGTTCTGGTTTACCATATATTCTTTTGAAATCTCTGAAAAGAAAGAGTGTAGAGGCTTTACAGGGTTGTTTAGGTTTCTTCGTTCCGAAGTACTAATCAGTTGTCCTAGGCTAGCCGCCATACAATAGATTAAACAGAGTGCAATGACCCGTATAGGTGTATTGGTCATGAAGTGTATCACCTGCGACACAAATGAAATTATCTGGTGATGTTACAGCCAGCGTGGTTAATCCCACAAGTGTAACGGTTTCGAGTGATTCCACAGTTTCTCCTATGGGAGACACTGGTTTAGATGCGAAGGATGCTGCTTCAGTGTGGGTTGAAAGAGCTATGCCTCAAGATGTCGATTTTGAAGCTCAGTATCCCATCAGTGATACTAACGATGCCGGAATTAAAGAATTTCTGGCTCGTCCGTATTTAGTTGCTTCTGGTACAATGGCTGCCAATGATACTGCTACGACTTTTGCTATGCATAAGTCGGGTGCCATGCTTGCGTCTGATTTTTTCGCGGATAAGATTCGCGGTAAGTTTGCTCTCAAGTATGATGTGAGGATAAAATTGGTAGTTAATGCAGATAGATTTCAGGCTGGCAGGTATATTCTTGCTGGTATGCCTACTGCAGGTGATCTTGAAACTGCGTCCTTTGCTAGATTTTATAAACTGCATAGGCATAGCAAGGTTCAAGTTACGCAACTCCCCCATGTTGAGATTGATTTAAATTCTCAAACTGAGGTTGAGTTGTACCTGCCTTGGGTTAATCATTGGTCTGGAGTTCCTGTTGGAGAAATTGTCAATGGTAGCTTTTTTGGTGATCCATGGGTTTACTTTTTGTATCCCTATTATCCCTTAATTACTACTGCTGGAGTTGCTACGGCTTCTTATTCCATTTTCATTTCTTATGAAAATGTGAAATTAGGATACCCTGCAGTTCCTCAAATGGCTATTGATCCGATAGCTGCTGAGCAAAAGAGTGCTAAGGTTGGACCTGTCTCTTCGTTTTTATCCCGGGTTACCAATAGTTTCAATATTATTGCCGAGATTCCTCTTCTAACTACACTGGCTGCCCCTACCGCTTGGGGCGCTGATGTTTTAAGAAGAGCAGCTAATGTTTGGGGATGGTCCTCTCCTTCTAATTTGGAGCCATTAGCGAGAGTTAGACCAGAGCCATTTTCTTATATGGCTTCTGGTGATGCTGTCAATAATGCGAATCCTATGTCTCTTTTCTCGAGAAATCATGTTAAGATTCTACCTGGTTTCTCAAGCACTAATGCTGACGAGTTAGCAATTGACTACATTAAGTCAATTCCTGCTTGGATTTCAACTTTCAATTGGACTACTAACGATGCTGCTGGTACGTTGCTTGCCGCAGTTAACATTGATCCCAATTACTCTACTACCACAAATGATTCTGGTGGTGTTCTCTATAGTTATCCTCCTGTTTGTTGGATTTCCAATATGTTCAGATATTGGCGAGGTTCTTTGACTTATAAGCTGAAGTTTGTTTCTACTATGTTTCATAGTGGTAGAATCATGATAGTTCACCATCCGTTTTATGCAGTTGGTAACAATCATGGTGTGGTTCCTAGTCTAGCTACTTCGGCTTATTGTTATAGGGAAATTGTTGATTTAAGGGAAAGGAAAGAAGTTGTTTTTACTATCCCTTATGTCAATATGGAACCATGGCAGGCAATCTGTATGGGCGGCTTGGGTCAATGGCATGTTATTGTTCTTGATCCTTTAGTTGCTCCTGCTACTGTTTCTGGCACTGTTCCTATAATTGCAGAAATGTGTGGAGGACCTGACTTTGAGGTCAGCGTTCCTATTAGAATCACTGATAGAAAGCCTACTCTTCCATTTACTTTGCAGATGGATATGCCTAAGGCCGACAATGTGGAAATTGCCGGTACTATAGGTGGTTCCACTGTAATCAATGACAAATTGTGGAATTGTGAAGCTTGTATTGGAGAAAAGGTTTCTTCTTTACGAGTTTTGTTGAAACGATGGTCATCTCTCTGGCCCGGAGAGGTAGAAAAAGGCAAGGTCTTTATTCATCCCTATGTTGTGGATATGCAAAGTGGGGATGGTAATGATCTTGTCTTGGCTGGAAATCATTGTGACAATTATAATTTCATCGCTCCTTGTTTCCTCCTTGTTCGTGGAGGTATGAGAATCAAGACAAACAATAATACCGTTTCTGGTAGTCTTAAAGGGGCTGTTTATATGGACAATCATTGGAATGGCAGCGCTTATGCACTTTCAGTGACTACAGGAAATTCTAGTTTGGTGGCTAATCCTGCTGGTCCCTATATCAAATTTGATGAAACTTTAACTGGAACTAATGATTTTCAGTGCCCTATGTATCACACCAGTTACGCTATTAGTTTAGTTCCTAACTTGTGTAACAATACTCAAGGAATCCAGGCTTCCACGGCGAACACTGGTGCCTATAGACCATTTTATACAGTGGACTATGGCCTTGATGATGGTGCGTATGTAGGGGTTTTCCGCGCGGCGGCGGATGACTTAAATTTCGGGTATTTTGTTTCGACGCCGACATTGTCAGCTAACTTAGGTTAGCTGACCCCATCTAATGTAACTTTTGAGGTTTGTTGCATTATTGTTTTAAATCTTTTTCTAGATATACGTCCTCATCTCAGAACACGTATTGAAAAAGTAATACATCTATTCGAGTGTAGTCTCGTGCGTTCTTGTCTCTTAATTGGTGACTTATAAGGTTTTCGATCTGAAAATCGACAAAAGTTCTTATCGTGAGATGTATTTTTGGTTGGTGCACAGCCACCAAAAGTAACTTTTCCT